TAATTACAATAAGACTATACATAAGTGGACTACTAGCGAGGAAGGTGGTAGAGAGTATACCCCTGAAGAAGTAAGAGTACCTAGACTAGAGTTTGTTAGTGCTTGGGACTTCTATCCAGACCCTAATGCAACAGATATCGATAGTGCAGAATGGTCAATACATAGACATAAATACAACAAGTCTCAACTAAGAGCCTTAATGAATAGACCTTACTTTGATAAGACTAAGATATCAGAGTGTATTAAACAAGGTTATAATTATCAGAAGCGCTCATTTGAAGATGAGATTAAGTTAGATAACAACTCAGCCTCATTCACAGACACAGATAGATTTGAAGTACTAGAATACTGGGGCGTTATGGATGCCGAGTATGCTAGAGATGCAGGCTTAGACATCGATGACAGTATTAATGACCTAGAAGAAATACAAGTTAATGCTTGGGTATGCCAAGGAAAGATACTACGATTAGTAGGTAATCCTTTTAAACCAAGTAGACTACCATACAATGCTGTACCATATGAGAAGAACCCATACTCTTTCTGGGGTGTAGGTGTACCAGAGAATATGGAAGACTCACAACAGATTATGAATGGTCACGCAAGAATGGCTATCGATAACCTAGCTCTTGCTGGTTCGTTAGTCTTCGACATAGACGAAGCTGCATTAGTAGCAGGACAATCAATGGATATCTACCCAGGTAAGATATTCAAGAGACAAGCAGGTATGCCTGGTCAGTCAATTTATGGGTTGAAGTTCCCAAATACTGCACCAGAGAATATGCAAATGTTTGATAGATTCAGACAGTTATCTGATGAGTCCACAGGAATCCCATCGTATTCACACGGTAATACAGGTGTACAAGGTATGACACGTACTGCATCTGGTATGTCTATGTTGATGGGTGCGGCTTCACTAAATATAAAAACAGTTGTCAAGAACCTTGATGACTTCTTATTAAAACCATTAGGTGTTGCATTCTATCAATGGAATATGCAATTCTATGAAGGAGAGTTAAATGTCGTTGGAGACCTTGAAATCAAAGCTACAGGAACTAGTTCACTTATGCAGAAGGAAGTTAGGTCTCAAAGACTTACTACATTCCTTCAATCAGTACAGAACCCAGCTGTTGCACCATTCGTTAAAGTTTCTAAAATCATTCAAGAGTTGGCTTACAGCCTTGACTTTGACCCTGAAGAAATAATCAACTCACCTGAAGAGGCAGCAATCTATGCAGAAATTATCGGACTTCAAAATCAACAGCAACCACCTGGAACAAATGGTCAACAATCCCCTATGGGTGAAGGTGGAGGAATACCTGGAGGTGGAGCAGGTGAAGGTGTTACAGGCAATGGCGATGGCAACATCGGAACGGGAGATGTACCGCAGCCAGGGGAAAGTACATTTTCTGCGTCAGCTCCTCCTACTGCGTAAGCAAGTGGAGAAGAAGTAATGGCTAAGTTAGCTAGAGAAGGTGAGATACCTGACAATCTTCTTACTTCTTTTGAAAGAGAGATGCAGGAAACTACAGATGGTAAAGTAACTAAGACGTGGAAAGAATATGCTAAGGGTTATGTACCTGATAATACATCTGAAGCTGATTCAACCTTTGATAAACTATCTAATAAGACAGCGTGGTCTAAGGATAAGAAAGATATAGATGCGTCTATACTATCAGGTAAATATACACATATTACCAGAGGGGTAGGACAAGAAAAAGCAAAGGCACATCGTTTTTCAAATTTAAAGCGACAGTGTGCAGGCGGTGATAAAAATGCTTGTCTATTATTACAAACAAATAATCCGAGTTTCTCAGTAGAAAAAATGAAAGCAAAAGAACAAGTTAGTAAATTACCTATGTCACAGAGAATGGGATTTGCAGAGGGTGGTCTACTAGATGATTCATCAAGATTATGGAAGATGGAATCACAGTACCCAGAATTTGAAAAGGGAATAACAAAGAAAGGTGTAGTACCTACAACACCTATAGAAGAACAATACAATTATAGCCCAACACAACAAGGGTATGCGTTAGGTGGTATAGTTGCTCTAACAGTAGCGGCAGGAGCAGCAGGGTATGGCTTAGGTTCGTGGTTATATAATCAGTTCTCTGATAAAAAAGAACAACAAACAGATACTCAGAGTACTACAGATATGCTTAGACTACGTAGAGAGCAACAGGAAAGTGGCTTAGAAGCACTTAGAAAAGAACAACGAGGATATGAAGAAGGTGGTGAAATTATGAATTATGATGATACAGGGTCTATGTTAGCCCCAGAAGTTCCATTAAACTTTGAAGAAGATATGCCAATGGATTACCCAATGGGAGAGGAATCAGAAACAGGTTTATCTCCTGAAGAGACTGAGGTGTTAGGGCAAGCAATGTCTGATTACCCAGAGCTAGAAGGTATCCTTAATAAAGTAGGGTCAGCAGTAGACTCAGACTTTACAGGTGATGGTGCAGTAGATGGACCAGGTACAGAGACCAGTGATTCTATTAATGCTAAGTTATCAGATGGTGAGTTTGTATTTACAGCTAAAGCAGTTAAGCAATTAGGTGTAGACAAGTTACGTAAGATGATGGACAAAGCAGAAGGTGAATATGACGAATCATCTATGAAGCAAGAGTATCAACAAATGGACGACACAGGTTTTGCTAAAGGTGGTTTCTTTGATAGACCTGGTTATAAAGAAGGTAACTATGTACAACGTCCTAAAGTATTAAACAATAAAGAAGGTATGTTAGGCTCACTTCTAAAGTCTATGGGTAAAGCCTATGATGGCGCTATGGACTATCTGGAGAGTGATGTACAGAGAACTATCGACCCAGATGAGGAAGAAAGAAAACAAAATGCCGAGTACCAAAGACAACAAGAAATTAAAAGACAACGCGGATTCTAATCCGTTTTAAATAAACTAACTACAAACCCCCAGTCAAACTGACGAGACGAGACTGACTTTGTAGTGACAACCCCAAGGCTACCTCTTAATTGAGCACCTTGGATTTAAAAGTTCCGTAAGGGACGAGCAACCCCGAAAGCCACCCCAATAGAATGGGCACTTAATGGAGGTCAATATGACAACAGCAACAGCAACAAGAACGGAGGAAATCCAACAACCACAAGCAAACCCTTATAACGCAAATAAGAAATGGGACAACAGTAACAAAGACGCTAAGAGAGGTCTTACAAGCGCTGATGATTCTTTAGCTTATCGAGCCCCTCGTAAGGAAGCAGTAATATCTAATGGTGAGACAACAATCTTAGAAGAAGAAAAGGTCACTACAGATACTGCAACCACAGAGGCTACCTCGGTAGACGACACTTATAAAGAAGAACCCAATGATAAATTCAAGAAGGTAGACTTTAAAAAGCGTTACGATGATTTGAAGAAACATTATGATAGAAAACTAGGAGACTGGAAGTCTAAAGAAACATCACTCAAAGCAGAGATGTTGGCTAACCGACCTACCTATACCGCACCTAAAACCCCAGAAGAACTGGCTACTTTTAGAGAGGACTATCCCGATGTTTATGATGTAGTAGAAACAGTAGCACATATGAGAGCCGAAGAACAACTGTCTGATTTACAGTCACAAGTTCAAAAGCTTTCAGAGAAAGAAGGTGTAGCAAATCGTAGAGCAGCAGAGCAAGAGCTCCTAAACTTACATCCTGACTTCACCAGTATCAGAGAATCTGAAGAGTTCCACGACTGGGCACGAGTTCAACCTGAAGCAATTCAGTCTTGGATTTATGAGAACAACGGAGATGCTACGTTAGCTTCCAGAGCTATTGACTTATACAAACAGGATGTTGGAATTACTACTAGTAAAGCTGGAGCTGTGTCGAAAAAAACTAGTCCACAGAAAGATACGAGAGGTTCTGCTGCAGATGCAGTATCAGTCAAAACGAAAGTTGAAGACCACTCACCTCAAGAGAAACTATGGACAACCTCAGAAATCGCTAACCTTTCTGTTGACCAGTATGAGCAATACCAATCAGAGATTGATGCTGCTTTTCAAACTGGAAGAATTAGAGAAGGTTAGTTTAATTAAGTAATGATAGATTACACCCTAGCAATAGGTTGTTTGATATCTAAATAGGAGAAATATTATGGGCTTCGAAACAGGCGCATCAATGAACTTCGACCCAGCCGTCTCGGGACAAACAAACTCGTCTTGGCTGCCAGAAGTTTTTTCAAAGAAAGTACAAGTTGCTTTCCGTAAATCAGCAGTAGCTGAAGCAATCTGTAACACTGACTATATGGGTGAAATCGCTCAGTTCGGTGATACAGTTAACATCATCAAAGAGCCGCAAATCAGTGTAAACAGTTACACTCGTGATGCAACTCTCTCTAGCACGGACCTTACTGACGAAGAATTAGTTCTTCAAGTAGACCAAGCTAAGTACTTCCAGTTCGAAGTAGATGACTTAGAAGCACGCTTCTCACACGTAAACTGGCAACAGATTGCGTCTGATAACGCAGCGTACAAGTTGAAAGACTCTTTCGACTCTAACGTATTACAAGCGGCTGTAACTGGCGCGACAACTAATACGTATGGTACTGCATCAGCACCTATCGATACTGGTCACGCTTCAGGTGAAGTAGACCCGTTGAATGTTCTAGCACGTCTTGCTCGTCAATTAGACGACAACAACGTACCAGAAGAGAATCGTTGGGTTGTAGCTGCACCTCAGTTCTATGAGGAGTTAGCACAAACTTCATCTAAGTTAATGTCAGTTGACTACAACCAAGGTGATGGTGGTCTACGTAACGGTCTAGTTGCTTCAGGTTCACTACGTGGCTTCAAGATGTATAAGTCTAACAATATGCCTACTGTAACAGGTACTGGTTCGTTCTCAGGTTCAAGCCTGCCTACGGTACTAGCTGGTCATATGTCAGCAATGTCTTGTGCACAGTCTTTATCGACTGTTGAAACAGTACGTTCTACTACTTCATTCAGAGACATCGTAAGAGGTCTATTGGTATGGGGTCGTAAAGTATTACGTCCTGAGTCACTAGCGTTAGCTACTATTACTATCGACTAATTCGGTAGTAACTTTAGAGGGTCCTTAGTTGGGCTCTCTTCCACATTATATAAGAGGTAAGAATGGCAGATGTACAAACATATTTAGGATTAACTAATGAAATATTAGGTGAACTAAACGAAGTCCAACTTACTTCTTCTAACTTCGCTACCGCTAAAGGTATTCAGAAGTTTGTTAAAGATGCTATTAATAGAGCATACTTCGACATCGCCAATGAGAACCCAGAGTTCCCTTGGTTATCATCTGCTTGTGCTGGTGTAGGTAATGACGAGTATGGTAATAATTTTGTTGACTCAGTAGCAGGAACAAGATGGTATTACCTAAAGAAACATTCCAGTGGTTCTCACGGAACAGCTAAGGACTTTGGTAGAGTAGATTGGGATAACTTCTACCTTACTACAGAATATGTAGGTACTTGTTCTACA